ATCTGCATAATTAATGGTGTATGTAAGATTTTGAACTTCTGCATACAATGCACCGGATATGTAGACTTTTACGTTAGCACCTGTTAAAACTTTTGTTTGTGACATTATTCATCCCTCTCAAATAAAGTTGCGCCAGGATCTTTTCCCCACACATAATATCTTTCCGAGTCTTTATCAAAGAAATCATCGCTCCACTTGCCCAACCCTTCATCGCCTGGGTAGAGTATGATTAAATTTAAAACAATACCGGTAGCACCTACTAGTTTAATCAAATCTTCAGCATAAATTCTACCAGAAACAATATCGGTTCCATAAAAAGGAACATCTGACCCATCTCTTTCTACATCATATGCATAATTTTGAGATATTAAAGATATATTAGTCCCAACCGGATGTACATTTTTAAATCTATAAGATGGATCTATTAATATAGTTCCACTAGATGGTCTAGCTATGTATGGAACTGGACCCTCTTCCTTACTAGTTCCAAATCCAAATACCAAGTGCCCTTCTTCATCTGGAATAGAAGATGCATCTAAGGTTTCTATAATTCTTTCTGTGTTTGAGTCTATTTCAAAAGTATTAGTTGTTTCTTCTTCTCCGACTATGAAGGGTTTTGATGTATCAAAGACATATGGACCCAAATCATCTTCAGTTGAAGCTCCACTTTCATGTAAATGGGCTGCCCCAACCCTCTCTCTTCTAACAACTCTAGTTGTAGCTGGCATGAATACTTCTAGTAATCTATTTGAAGTTTGATACCCTGCTGCAAAATTTGCCTTAGAGTTTATTGAAATTCTTTTAGGATTGAAAAACAAAATAGCATCCAAAGTTCCTTGAAGAGTTACTTGATTAGCTCCTTCTGGGTTTGAATATTCTACATAAGAATCACCTACCAAACCACCTTGAACTAAAGTTACTGTAAAAGTACCCCTATTAGCTGGTAAGAAGGCTGTGCCAAATATATTTACATAGTCATCTTTTTTTATTTTACCAATATTCGGATTCGGTCCACCAGTCCAAGTAGCCCTGACAGATCCAGAAGGTTGTACTGATAAGGTCCACTCTGTTGTCACTTCTCCAGTAGTTGGTCTTATTTCTGGAAATTTTAATTGATTTTGAGCACTACCACCTCTAACTCTAACTGTTGAGGAGGGTCCTTTTGTTTCTGAAAATAATTGAACAAAACCTCCAGCACCATCGTCTCTAGGAGTTGCAATACCAGTTCTGTTTAATTTTCTAATACCTCTAGTAATTGCATCTGCCACTTCTTGAGCTGTAGCTGCAGATATATTTGAAAATTGATTAACATTAAATATAATTTCTAATTCTTCACCATCGTCAAACTCAAGAATTAGATTATCCCCATCTGCAAGTTGATATGGTTCAAATTCTGAAGAATTAACAAATGATCTGGTAAATTCAGCACCATACATTGTTTCTAGAATTTCATGTATTAAATCTCTTACTTGTTTTCTTGTGGAAACTTCAATACCAATATCCCTAAAAACTTCATCAGAAAGACCTACATTGTCTGGTCTTGTAATATCCCTATCAGCCATTCTTTGGTCAAGAAATCTTTCAGAAGCAGTTGTAATGTATAATTGATCATTTACAGATTCCACACTGTGAATTAAATGGGTAGCACCAGGTGCTAAAGATTCTAAGATTATTTCGGTATTCGGTCCCTTAATAGCAGGGTTTAAATACTTTCTAAGTCTCTTTTTTTGTTCGTCATCTGAATGAGCCATTATTCAACCTTTGACACTGTTATATTGTTAACAATATCCAATACAAATGGCTTTTCATTAGGATTTACCACTATCACATCACTAGTTGGACTATATGATGGAGATGTAATGGAAATAGCCCTCGTTCCTGGTATACTATTAACAGTAGATATAATATCTGAAATTGCTATTGAAACTCCGATTGGACTTGAGTTAATCAAAGCTGCAATGTTATTTCTAGTTTGTTCTACAATTTTACTGAAAGGAATACCAGTTTGAACCCTGACGTTTATAGAAACTTCAATAGACCTAACCAAGGGTGGTTTAATAAAAATTTCAGCACCTGCAGCCGATACTCCTGGATAAGTAACACTATCTCTTGGATCTCCATAAACAATCTTATTAGATTGAGCAATTAGACCGGTGTGATATTTATATGCGTCTATTCCTTTTACAATTATTTCTGAAAAGTTAAACTTTCCTATTGCAGAAACAATTGAACCAGAAGCTTCGTTTATTTTATTAAATTGTTCTGAAGAATCTAATATTAAACTAACTCTAGTTACATTAGCTGGACTAACTGCCTTACTGTGTATTTTTTTATATCCCACATATGGTTTTTCTTCATCTACATATACTTGAACAAAAGAATCATTAAACTGAACGCTAGTTTGAGATACTAGAATTTTATCAACTACTATTTTTTCCCTAGATAAAACTTCTGTTATTACATAAGTTCCTTTATTGGCACTTGTCAATACGTTTCCAGAAATTACAAAAGAATCCCCAACAACAGCACTTTCGTATTGGTGAAAAACCATCCCAGTTTCTTGAATTTCTAGGACATCTGCGCCTGAACTAGTAACTACAACATTTGACTGAGCAACTGCTTTGGCATTTGCGCATTTTACATAATTACTTCCAGATTCAGTAACCATGAAAGTTCCTCTATTAGCTAGTAAGAATCCAGCCCCAATGGTAATTAAATCTCCCATTTTTGCATTTGATAAAGTAGGCACTGTACCAGTTCCATTGAATTCAATCTTCATGTCTCCACTAACGGTTACATCAAATTGAGTTGTAGCGTCAAACCCAAGAGACCTTAAACTATCGCTCATAAACACTCTTTCTTCTACTGAAGAAGGGTTGTCTATATATATACTATTTTCATACCTTCTAATTACTCTAAAAATACCTCTATTCAAGGCACTAAATTGATCTCCAATTTCTACATTATCACCTTCCGAAACTTCTGTAGATATGACAATATCCCCAATAGCTGCTGCAGCAGAAGTAGCATCTATTCCAGATGTGTTGTTCACGCTGATTATTTTACCATCATCAGAAATACCATTCACTTTAAAAGTACCGTTATTTACAGAATCTGAAAAATTTGAAATAACGATATCGTCACCTTTTTGAGCTTCTATAAAATTTCTAGAACCTGTCTGAACAATATATTCGGTTGACTGTGTGTCAGAATTAAAAACAACTGACATATTTCCGCCATCATCGTTAAACTCTACAGTTTTAGAAAAAGCAGGTGTTCCACCAGTAGCTTCGTCCCATATAATAGCAGTTAAATACCCATGTTTCTCAACATGAAAAGCCCTACCTCTACTTCTAGTGTTGTTTCTAGGTCTTCCAAAATATCTATCTGTATTATCTCTGTTTCCAAGTTCTATTATAGATTGGGTAGCACTTGGAGAATTTGGGGTAATAGTGGCATTTGTGGTAAAACTTATTCCAGATACTTTTTTCTGTGTAGAAGTGGCTTCTATCTTAATATACTGGTCTGCGTGTAGTCCGGCTGCTGAAGATTTATTCACATTGACTTTAATAAAGTCTGTGTTTAAAATAGAAGAAGATGTACCCAAGACTTGAGCAATTGTAGAGTTTGCCTTTCCTCCAGATATTTTAACAGCGCCGCTAGATCCTAGTATTTGGGTGTTTATTTGTAAATTAGACGATCTATTTGAAGACCTAATTTCTCCTAATGTAGTTAAACCTGTTACTGCCAATATGGACATAAAACTATCTATTTGAGAAGTGGTTGTTGGAATAATTCTAACTTCCTCCCCATCATTGAAGGCATATGCATTTACAGTATTGGTATTAAAACTTGAAAAGTCTAAAGTTCTTTTAAATTCAAATTGTGGGTTAGGTGCGATTGCTGGTAAATCAGAAGATTTTATCCAATTTACACCATCTAGCAATTGAAAATACTTTATAGTAAAATCATTATCTTCATCAGTACTAAATTCAACAATACCTGCTCCAGAAGTTCCATTGTCATCTAATACTTCAGCAGTAATCCAAGATGTTAAATTATTATTAATATAATCTGTTATTTCTTGAGCAGTTGTATTGTCATTTTCATACAAAGAAATAACGCCAACGCTTAAAGTAGCCCTATTGTTTTCTGCAACTGCCTCTCCATTAGCCCTTCTTATTGTAAAGGATGTTGAAGTTGCAGAGGAAATTCTAAAAGTTCCAGTATTGGCTACATCAAATTCTCCTTGAGTGTTTATTGTAACATAGTGACCGGCTAATAAAGTTGCCATTGCTGGATTTGTTCCGGTTCCGTTGTGCGTGTATGTAACTTCATCAACACCAGCTACGGGAGTGTTTGGAGTAATGGTAATATCCCATTCAGTAGTTCCATCAATGTTATTTGCAACTGCTGCACCTGATTTTAAACCAATTCTTACTTCTGTGTTTTCACCTACAATAACTGAACTAAAAATAGATAGGTTTGGAGAAGTTGGGTATATATACCTAACATTCATTCTCTCTCCACCCTTACCCCATTCTGCCGATCTAAAAAGAATGGCATCTTCATCTGTTAAAGAGGTTGGGTCTATAGCATTTTTAGCCTGCATAAAAGCTTTATAGTTTTTGAAATCAAAAGTAGATCCAAAAAATGTTTCAAATTGAGTTGTAGTTCCAGAGTCTACGTCATATGCCCTAAACTCATCTGAGTTAATACTCATTGTTGTGTTTGTAATAGCCCTTCTATATAGAGGTATTGGAAATGTTTTTCCAGAAGCATCGTTATCCAAAACAACTGTTAAAGAATCATTATAATCAAAATCGTAAGGACTTGCTACATAAAACCTATCATTTACCCTTAGTCTTCTGATAATGCTATCTTGAGAAAAATCTACAGTATTTCCAGTAAGTTCATCTATTTGGGCACATTCTCCAAAACCCTGTGCATCTTTTATTTGAGCCGTTCCGTTTAAAAATGGATGTAGCATACAAACATACATGTTTGGATCAATTCCCAATGCAGATAAGTCTACAGCAGAGTCAAAATCATCTATAAATGAATTTGGTGGATCTGATTCGTTTTCGTCTGTTATTTTGGCATGTACAAATAATGGGAAATTGGTATCGTCACTTCCACTTTCAATTGAAGCGAAGTGAGAAAAAGAAGATTGACTATAGCTACTTTTTGTAAGATTTAAATTCTTACCAGATTCATTAAAGGTAACGATTAACACACTGCCACTTGTTTCAACTGTTTTTGTAGTTATATTTAATACTTCTTCGTTTTCTACAGTTACTTCTGCTCCTAAGATATCGTTTGATAATTGAGTTGCAATGTTATTTATATTGTGAGTTCCGGCAGCTATTTGTATTTTTTGAGGAGCCTTATCACTTCTGATAAATTCAATCCCTTCTTTAAAAACAACAAGTGCCTCTGCCACTGCCGAAGCGTATTCTGAAGAAGTTACTACAAACTCAAAATAATCATTTGTATTTGTAAGGGTTCCTACTTTACTAACCCTACCTTCTAATCTGTTTGTTGCGCTTACTTCATTACTCCAGATAATAAAATAGTCTCCAGACTGAATGCTTCCGAAAGCATTGTCTTCAGAGGATAAAAATCTAAGGGTATTAGACCCTTCTTTCGATATGGACACTAAAGTATCGCCAGCTACGCCGTTGTTTAAAACCTCTGCATCTGCATTATCTAACAATAACCATAATTGAGCATCTGAGGATAAACTAAGAGTTCCTCCAAGAATAGGATCACTTGACACAACCCCTCTTGTAAATTCACTACCAGCACTTAAGTCGTCACCTGCCTGTAATGGACTTGTTAATTTTATCTGAGCTGTATTTCTAGATAATTTAAAATCAGAAACTCTACCTTCAGAAGATAGTCCTTTTGAAGATGTAAACATGCCTTTAGAAACAAGTGTAGATGTTTCGTCTATTTCTATTTTTGCTCTTGCACTAGTTCCTAAGTTAGATACCATTACTAACCTATTCCCATTAATAGAAAAAGTAGCTCCAGTTACCTTTGCATTTAATACATTTACCCACGATGTTAAAGAATTAGATCTAGCTACCGTTGTGTGCTGACCTTCTGCTAAAAAATCATTATCTGTTATTGTATAGGTTATTGGGTCTGTACTGTCTATAGAAACTATAAGAGTTTCTCCGTTAAAAATTGCACTAGACCATTCATTTTGATTT